ACGTTATACCCTGTGCTGCCTTCGATACGAGATAGTATATCAGTTGTGTAATCGTCGAGATAATCTACAGTCTGCTTGGCCACTGCACCGTGATTGAATAGCTGTAGATTTGCTGAAAATTCTATAATAGGACGCTTGGCTCTAGTGGCTTCTTCAGCAGGAAAATTTTCGCCACGCAAATTAAAAGCAGTTTCTAATACAGTTCGATGGAACCAACGATTGTATCGTGACCAAGGATTGGAGTCCATGCTGTCTCTGGCTATAGTCACATAGTCTTTGAAAGTGGGATAGGCTGTAGCATCATCGAAAGGTTCTGTGTCGAATCCTGCGTTGTCAAACAGCACTTCAGGCACAGTGGCAGTCAGCACGGGCACTATGAGATCAGAAAATTTTGTCAATGTTATTGCTTTTCCAACTCCCTCAACTAACCATGTTTCTGAAGAGTATTTCTCTGGGATAACAGTGCCCTGGAATTCAACAATCATTCCGTTGGTAAATGTAATGCCGTTGCTGCTGACATATTCACTCTTGCCAACGATATCTTTATCTACATTTAGATAGGTGTTGGATTCAATATCAGCTATAATAAATCTACCAAAAGCATCGGGAGTGATCAATCCCTGGTAATACAATGTGTCAGGAGCATCATAAGGCACCGTGAAAGTTACCGTGCCATTTTCGATGCCGTTGTTGATTACACCTTTTTTGTATTCTAGTGCTGCGCCGGATGCGGCTGGTTCGAGATATTCCCAATCTTCACTGTCTAAGGTAATAGAACTACCATCTAAAGGATTTATATCACGACGTGCTCTATACAATTTAGAATCCGATACTGCAAGGTCTCCTGCACTGTAGCCATAACTGGGTTTAAATATCAAACTTCCTGTATCGTAATTTGTGCGGATACTGAATCCTTCACCGGGCGCATTAACTTTAAATTTGTAGATCTGTCCTCTATACAATGTTAGCGTTGGATTATTAGTATATGCATCAGGAGTAAACACAAAACTATTTGCAGTTGTACTCAACACCACTTTATATGTGCTGCTAACTGTGGCGCTTTGTCCGTACACCGGCACACTAGGTGGGCCATTAGGCACCCAATAATATTCTCGGTAATTAACAAATTTGTCCCAGGCGATGGGCGGATTCCAGGTATAGTGTTCTTGGCTAGTGATTTTGTCATCACGTTCATCTGTGTTGCCAAAGAATTTCAGTTGATTTTTAAAATCGATGTAATCATAAAAATTTTCAATCTTGTTATGGTTTCGATATATCACACCTGGTTCTAATTGATATGCACTTCTCAGCGTGGCATCTGTGTCTAGGTATAGATCATTGCCGTTGTAGGTTTTACCGAATCTACGACCAATATATCCTGTGACCTTATCTAATAATCCTGGTTGAACCAGCGGATCTACAACTCCTGCAAGAAACTTGTCGTTGGCCTCAGTCTGAAAAACTTTAGGCAGAAGTTCTACTGATTTTCTTATAGGTAGCTTACTGAAAGGAAAAAATTTATCTGACATAATTAATAGGTAGAGGATACCACACTGGATATAGCAGAACCGATTTCAGCTGCTGTGATAGCCGTGACTATTTCAACATCTGCGACTGTGGCTCCGCTGATTAAGATTTCATCTGATCTGCTCTGAATCTCAAACAGGCTTCCGAATGATTGACTGCTTTGTTTAGGGCATATAACTATATTACTGATATCTGGTGCAGTGGAATTTAAAATATAAGTGGTAAGTTCGCCCATATAGAACCTATCTCCAAAATCCCAGTTACTGATGTCAAAGAACGCATTTATCGCAGCGATAACCCGAACTTTTAAATCGTTGTCATTGATAGCTTGCCCAGGATTTTTAACCACTTTAAATGTGGCCTGTAGTTTGGGATCTGCTTTTGAACCAAACAGCACTTTGTATTTCACTGTGTGATAAATGATCTCATCACTGATGGATTTGATGGCTGATAAACTAGTACCAAATGTGGTTCTTAGGCTGTCTGTGCTGGGAGGTTCTGGTGCAGTTGCAGTACCGCCTGCAAGATAAATCCTATATGATTCATCGTAGGATCTGGTCAATAAAAATATATCAATAATGTTACTAGAACTTGGATCTATTCTGCGATTCACACTGGCATTATGAATGTACTGAAATTTAAGATTTCTACGGCCAACATTAGCTCTGTAGGATCTATCGAGATCAAATGTGTTTGTGGTTCGATTCACTGCTTTTACTGCATCTTCGTCGATAGTGTAAAAATAAATCAATTGACCGTCAGGATATGTTACGGTATCTGTAAAATCAACTATTGATTCTTTTTCTCTGATCAATATCAAATCGTCTGAATTGTCCACCAACTGATAAATTGTGGTACCATACTGATCCACAGTTTCTTTAAAGAATAGATAATTTAGTGCTGTGTCAGCACCAACTATCTGTTCAAATGAATCTGGATTATCTATAACTCCATCGTCGTCACTGTCTTGAAAACTTAATGTTATTTCAGTTGTGCTTTCATACCCGTCGTCGAATTTAATTGTATCACTGATAACAAAGGCAATATCTTGCCGTAATTCTGAAATGAATCCACTGTCGGTATTAATCCCAAGAACTTTAACTTGATCCTTGACTACTGAACCTAACTGGTCGTTGTAACGTTTTTCGTTGGTGTCAAAATAAAAGCGATTCTGTGTTACACTGCCAAACACATAACTTAGACGTCTGATCCTTACGTTGTATCTATCTGCTTCCTTAACAAATGCCACTAACCATGAACTATCTGCATTAGAATTAGATATATCCCCTGATTTACCTAGGCTAAAATCGCTGACTAAATTAACATTTGAAGCCGTGATAATTTTCCAAGTAGATGATACTGATTCATATCTTATACCGAAATTTAAATTCTGAGCACATTGATTCACTATCTCGGTTTCTAGTGCAGTGTCTAGATCATTGACAAATCGAGGCACTATGCGGTTAGCCACAGCACCAGTAGGCACTACATCACTAAATGTCACTGCCCCTAGTCCGCTGGTCAGCACACCTCTGCCTGCATTAGTACCGTCACCTACTACAGACACCACCTTGGTCCAAAGTCTATCACTCTGTTCAGGATCTTGAGAATTAATAGTTACTAATTTACCTTTTTTAAACGCTTGTCCAGCAGGTGCTGTAAATTTAATTAATGCTCCGCTGAGAAGATATTTCAAACTAGAGGTGCTATATATTCCTACTTTAAGCAAAGAGTTGTCAACCACATTCTTAAAATAACCTGTGGGAGTTGCTGTGGTCACACTCTGCCATACTGTGTTGATATCAGTAAAAAGAATCCGATCAAATTTTGTAAAGTAAAAATTATACACATCGGGGTCTGTGAATTTTGATTCTATGCTTTGTCGGATAAAATTAATGACATCAATCCTGCTGTCAAATCTAAATCCCAGTGTTTCTTCACTTTCTTGTTTGTAGATGTATCCGTCGTCGCAGAAAACATTGATGCTGGAATATTTTCCGCTGGCATCTATGATATCAAAATTTCTACTGATGCCGCTGGATGTTCTATTAATTGATTTTATTTTCACTATGTTCTGACTGCTGCTCAATGGTGCAAGATTATAGTCTTCAGCAGTGATCATGCGGTTCTGTGTGTAGTAGACTGCAGGAGCATTGGTTCTCACTGAATCTATATCTTCTGTGGCTGCTGAGTTAGCCACTGTGGATTGTAAAGCCAGTCCCACTGTCAGCGTGTGTTCTACCCCTGATTTATTGAAATAACTGATACCGATATTGATACCCCTGAGTTCATTGGGGCTGATGGTATATGACAGTCCATTGCTGGTTCTATAAAATACTCTGAAAGGTCCTTGTGGTAAATTACCGTAAACCCCATCAGCAAACACAAGATCCACTGTATCATTTTCTTTGGTATTAACTGCATATATGTTTCTGATATCTTGTTCTATGCTATTATAGGCTATATTATTGCCTACTAATGTAGATACCTTAACCCACTCTTCTAATTGTGCACCTGCGCTGTTTAATGAAAACAGCCATACATCGTCATTATTAATATCAGCAGCATCGATAGCGATTTTTTCGTTAGGTGTCGGAACTCCAATGCCAAAATCAGCCAATGCCAACGTGCCTTGTTTAAACAATAGGAAAAATCCTGTATTAGGACTACCGGGACCTGTGCCGTCATTTCTATAAACAAATCCCAGTTGGTTGCCGGGAACCGGAGGTTCTTCATAGATGTTTTCGCTGTTTTTAAATGCTGTAGAAACTAATTCAAACAACATGCCTCTGGCTGCCACAGTTTTACTGAAACTGTAGATGGGCACATCTGTGCTGGTTGTTCTAAATCTATACTGTTCTGTGGGTATGCCTTGTATAGTAGCTGATCCTTGGCTGCGACCAAATTCTGTGTTATCTGCCATGGCAGAATTTAACACCAGAATGAATTGCTCAAGCCAATTGGTGTTGGTTGGATCATTCCAACTTACAATTTGTTGTGCGAGATTTCGACCATTGCTGTCAATGATGTCCTCGGTGGTGGCCACACTGGTAAATTTCAATAGGCCCGAAGCAGCTTGATTTCTCTTGGCATTGTAGCTCAACATGCGAGCTATACGCAACACGCTTTCTTTGGTTTCGGCCAGTTCGATAAAATTTTCTCTGCTGGCGAGGTCTATGCGGAATGCTAGGCTTTGTCCTAGAAATGCCACTGCATCTATCAAAGCTAGATATTCTGATGATTCAATGTAGTCGTTGAAATCTTCGGGATAATTTTCCCGAAGATATGTGATAATGACCCTGCGCAGATTTTCAAAGTCGTAGCTTTTGAAGTCGGCATTTCTAAATGTCTGATAGATTCTAGTCCAGTCTTGGTTTAGAATTAGATTATTTTGTCTGCTGGTAGTGGTCATTTCAGGTCCCTATGCCAATATTTATGTTATAAAATAAACTGGTCATATTATCATATTGTTGGCTTTGTCAAAATCAAAAGTCATTCTTTCATTTACATTAAATGGAATATACACAATATCGGCTTGTATGCGAATGCCTAGATCTGTGCTGTCCACTATGATTGAGTTCACTGAGATTCTTGGATCATAATTTATTATGGCTTCTACGTCTTTGGCAATAATCTGCTTGACGTCTTCTGTGAAATTTTCAAACAGCATGTCCCAGATCACTGTACCAAAGTCTGGATTCTCTAATTTCTCACCTTTGCGAATGTAAAAATGGTTAATTAAGTCTTGTTTTACAAGGTCAATGTCATAGAGCCTGTAATTTTTTGAACTCTGTTGACTGCTGAAACCTTTGTACAAAAATACGCCTTGACTTTCCGTTGTAACTGCAGTGGTGTTAGCCACGGCCTTTTGATTATATAATTGATTTGCCATGATTATACGTCCCTATCTGTGTTATCAGGAGTTAGTTGTGCAGGGGCTAGATGCTCGTGCAGAGGCCAAGGTTCATGCATAGGAATTCGTTTCATTAAGCTCTTTACAATGCCTGATTGATATCGCTTGTCCCATCCTGCTGCGGTACTTGTAGCTATGTTATCTCTGAGATCATACGGTCTCACAAAGTCTGCAGAAGCTGCAGTTTCAGCATTATTAGGTCCGTTGAGATTGATTTTTGTGCCATTCATTTTCAGCTCTGATGTAGAACCTACACTGATATCGCCGGTTGCAGAAACTTTGAGTTCTGTGTTGGTAGCAATGTCCATGTCATTATTCGATGAGATCTTTAGTTTGGTTCCTACTAGAATATCGCAGTTAGCTCCCACGGTGAGTTTGGCATCATCGTTAATCAAGAACTCCATGTCAGTGGCAATCTCTGCATGCCATTTGCCAGACTCTGTTCGAAAATTCATGTTACGGCCTGCTTCAAAATTAATGTCTCTGTCGGCACGTATGTTGAGGTCAGTACCAGTATGTATGCTGACGCTGTCTTGAGCATAGATGTCTATCTTACCATTGCTGGTCATTTCAATCCAAGCAGTGCCTCTGGCGTTGCCTATGTAGATCAAATCCTCGCTGTTATGTAACAGTATTTGATGCCCAGTTCTTGTTCGTACTCTAAAATATTCATTGTAAGGAACTGTTGGCTCGCCTTGTAAATTTCTTTTTTGAACTGCTGGATCTAACAGATCAACATATTTCACTGGACCTTCTGCAGCTGTTTTTTCTCTGTGATATCTATCATCACCATCATCCATGACCAACTGTGTGCCGCCCAGCCTACTCACAGGCAGCGGAGCAGACTTACTGTCTTTTTTTCCTATCACTGCTTTTTTAGCATTAGTTCTACGGTCCACTGGTCCGGGAGTTGATATGCCAAATACCATACCAGGCAATTCTCTTCTTGGTGATGAAGATGATGTCCCTCTAACATCATCTTCAAGCAGACCTTGTTCTAGAAATCTATCAGCTATAGGATGTACTACTCTAGGAAACTTTTCTGGATCTACTTCGGATTTTTTGCCAATAATACGTTTGTTAACTTCTGCTACCGGCAACGGTAGTTTAGTGTTCCCATATCTAGTTTTGTCGGTGGCATCTAAAGAATTGGTCCGAGATCCTGCTATGGCTGGAACCATATTATTGATGTTGCGACCAGGAACACAGGCAAACCAATAACCTTGACTAGGATCGCCGTCCACAAATAGCACTAATACGTTGACTCCGACATCTGGCGGAACAAACCACATACCATAACTTTTTTGTGTATCATTAAATCCTTCGATAGTAGATTTAGTGCCATCATTATTGCCCATGTATTCAAATCCAGTATAACCGAAGAAAGGTGGGGCATATTTCACTATATGTAACTGACTGTCATCGCCAGGATCATTAGCCTGATCTTTTAACAGCGTGACTTCTAAAGATCCCATAAAAGTTGGATCAAGGTGGCTGATTACTCTAGCAAGGTATATACCTTGCGTAAGACCTCCTGATTTTCCTTCACCTTCTGCTGATGGTCTTCCTAATTCTGCCATTTATTATCCTTGTCCTAGATCTCTGTAATACCTAAAACCTGTCCTAGTCGGTGCTTGATTGCTGGTGGTTCTAGTTGTTTGTGTGCCGTTGTTTGCATTAGTTGTTGAGTTATTGTTCACCACTGGAGTAGCTGATGCTGTATCACCTATGGGGCTGGTTTTTGGAGATTCTTGTTCGGTTACATCAATGGCCTGTGCATTTACCGGAGTTACTGTTCCTGTCTCATCTTCTTCTGTGATTTCCGGTCCTTGAGGACCTGGCATTCTTAGACATTTAAGTTTTTGCTTCCATTGCCCGTCTGAAAAAGTATTTTCACAAGCCACTACTCTGTATATACCGCCGAAGGGACTCTCTTTGCCGTCGTCTGAAAATTTATATAGTCCTCTTGTTTCGTTAATGTCAAGAGGTGTCTTGAATGTTAGATAGATATAGACATTACCACTCTCATAGTTCATTGTGCCATCGTTGGTAATTTGACTGATAGGAGATGGAGCGTCTGCAAAATAATTGGCGATTCCGCTGTCCACCAGCCAATAAGGATCTCCCATTATTTCTAAATTTACAGAGATGAGATCGGCACTGTTACCACTTAGAAACGCCTGTTGCATGGTTTCTGCCACATTCTGTTCCACTGATTTGGTTCCTGACCCGCCTTTATAACCTTTCAACAGTCTTGGATCTCTTTTTGGCCTAGCTCTGCCTAATTGTGCTGCCTGAGAAGCAGGTGCATTTCCTTGACCTGTTCCGGTAGTGGGATTTAAAGTTTCTGCGGATGTTTGATCTTGGTTACCAGTCTTTGATGACTTGTTTTCCGCTGCAGGATTAGCCCCTGTGAAAAACAAGTTATTAATATCAATATCAAATCTAAGAATATCAACATTCTGGCCGGTATAGATATATTGATATTCTTTGACCACTGATTTCATCAGTTCATGATATCCCACAGGAGCTGCATTGACGTTGGAAAATATTGATTGATGGATGTAATATGGCACCACTCGATATGTTATTTTTTTAGCAAAGTCGCCTGTTAATGTGTCTAGGTTTAAAAGTTCAATCTGAGCATCTAATTTAAACCACTTGATATATCCT